TGTTGATAATGAAATTGAAAAACAATATAATGCATTTATTGTAAACAGAGGTTTTTCATATTTCATGGATACGGTCGTATATGCCAATGAAATGAATGTCAGACCTGGCGTGGATTCAAAACTTCAATTTGATTTTTTGATAAATACAGTTAGGCAGAAGAAACGTTATTCTAAATGGCATAAAGCAGAACAGAGTGATGACATTCAAATTCTTAAAGACTATTATGGATATAATATCCATAGAGCAAAAGAAGTTTTGCCATTACACTCTAAAGAACAATTGCAGTTCATTAGAGAAAAACTTGACAAAGGTGGTTTGAAAGGAGAATAAATGACCTATGAGATAGATAATATGGTTGAGGTCAGTCTTAAAGAAAAGGATGATTTTCTTAAAGTTAAAGAAACACTCACTAGAATTGGTGTGGCAAGTAGAAAAGAAAAAACACTTTATCAATCTTGTCACATTTTACATAAACAACAAAAATATTATATTGTTCACTTTAAAGAACTTTTTGCATTAGACGGTAAACCTTTTAATTTTGGTGATGTGGATAAAGCGAGAAGAAATACCATAGCTAATTTATTATCGGAATGGGAATTATTGACATTGATCGATCCATTAAAAACGGAAGAACCTATTCTTCCGTTGAATCAATTGAAAATTATTTCTTTTGGAGAAAAAAATGAATGGACTCTCACCCCTAAATATAATATTGGCAAGAAAAAGTGAAAAATCAAATGATTTTTTTATTTTGAGTGATACACATATAAACACAATTTTTAAATATGAATAAAAGAGAATAAAAATGGTTTATGAAGTAAAGGAGTTAGGAGTTTTTAAGTTACACGATACTGTAAAAATACCAGAATATGCGACAGAATCATCTGCATGTTTTGATTTGTGTGCATATTTGACCAATGGAATTGTTATAGATTTTTTTGAACCAAATAATAAAAAAAATGAATTAGTTGTTACTGACAGCAGATTAGTCATGATACCCAACTATAGGTATATGATTCCTACAGGTTTGATTTTTGATATTCCACATGGTTATCATATAAAAGTTCATCCAAGATCAGGTCAATCAATTAAACAAGGATTGATTACAGTAAATAATACTGGTATAATTGATGAAGACTATGTGGAAGAGTGCAAATGTCTAATGGTGAATACAAGTGGTATAAATATAAGTATAAAGAACGGAGAGAGAATTGCACAGGCAGAAGTTTGCAAGGTCGAACCAATTTGTATAAATATTACTGAGGAAAGACCGACACAGAAAACAAATAGAGATGGCGGTTTCGGATCAACGGGTCAATAAATGAAAACATTTATAGAGAAAAGAAAAGAACTACAGGAAAAAGGTATTTCAAGAGTTTCGAAACATATATCAGAACATGATTATGGTTTTTTAACTTCATTTAGAGGCTATAGAGATTGCGGAAAAGGAACTAAATATACAACAAAAGAAAATTTACAGCGCAATAAATCACTATTGGCTAAGTTGCTTGCAGGAGGTTTTAGGGTTACTAAAATAAGAGGAAGTTATATAGAAGGATTTGGTTCTTCTTCTGCCCAAAAACCTCAAAAAGAAAATACTTTTTTTGTAGTTGATATGGAGAATAAGGGAACTTTAAAAAAAATGTTACTTAAACTCGGAGAAGAATTTGAACAAGATAGTATTTTGTTCGGAAAAGCCGGAGAAAATAATACTTTTGTGATAGGGACAAATCATTGTCCAAATAATCAGATTAAGTACCATGAAGAAATTCCTCTTGGAAAATTAAAAGGAAACGAGGCAACATTTATGTCGAGAACAGGAAGTCGCCCTTTTAGTTTTGGTGATGATACTTTTGCTGAAGAGGATATTATAGAAGATTATGGTATATGTAAATTTCCTACCGAAATGCGTGGTCCTATGATCATGGCACAAAAAAATTGGTGGGATCTAGAAGTTTAAGAGGAGTTCATTATTGAATCCTCAATGTGGCAAGAAGCCACACCCTCTGGCGAAAGCAGAGGAATTATATTAATCTCGCTATTAAAGGAGAGCATATGACCAGTTATTTAGTTCCAAGAACTATTGAAGATATTGAACGCCAATTATCACAGTCAATCGGGTTCGATACTTTTTTTAATCGTCTTTTTAATAATGATTTTGCTGCCACAAATGTGGGAGGATATCCACCTTATAATATTAGAAAAATCGATGATTATAGATATGTTATAGAACTTGCTTTGGCAGGTTTTAGTAAAGATGATTTGGACATAGAATTGGCAGAAGGCACTTTGACTATTAAATCAGTGCCAGTAGATAAAAATAATGAAAGTGATTATATTCATCATGGAATCGCCAAGAGAGTTTTTACCCGTAAATTTCATCTCGCCAATGATATAGTTGTGAAAGGAGCGGATTTGTTAAATGGTTTATTGACAGTTGAATTGGAGCGAGTGATACCTGAGGACAAAAAACCTCGTAAAATTGCAATAGATGATGGTGTGAAAAAAGTAGATTATAATATTTAACAACATAGGGGGTATTTATTACCCCCTTTTTTGTTTGTAGGACATTTTAATATGAATTTAACTAAAAATTTTTCCCTCAAAGAAATGACATTTTCTGATACTGCTATCAGAAAAGGCATCGAAAATACCCCCGACATAGAACACATAATTTCGTTAACTAATTTGTGCTGTAATATTTTACAACCTGTGAGAGATTTTTATCAGAAATCTGTAAAAATAAATTCCGGTTATCGTTCAATTGAACTATGTGAAGCAATCGGTTCTTCATCTAGATCTCAACATGCCAAAGGTGAAGCAGCGGATTTTGAAATTTATGGTTTATCTAATCTAGAATTGGCGACATGGATATATGAGAATTTGGATTATGATCAATTAATTTTAGAATTTCATGATCCAGATGAAGATCCAAATAGTGGTTGGGTTCATGTTTCTTACACCAGAAACGGTGCAAATCGTAAAGATTCTAGAATAATTAATGCAAAAACTAAAGGAAAATATTTAGAATGGCAACCCGGTAAAAAAGTAAAATGATTAAAAAAATAATTAAAATTTATAGAAATTTTTTATTAGTCAACACTTCAATATGGTTTAAATACAAGAGATTTCTTGACAAACAGTTAAATTATTGTTATCATATGTTAGAGAAACATAATAATACTGTTGTCAAGGATATTAAATGAGTTTTTACACAAACGTTCAAAATTGGGGTGGTAAAATTTATTACCGAGGAATCAATGAAAATGGTAAACATTTTAAAGAAACTTTAGAATACAACCCCACCCTTTATATACCTTCTCCAAAACCTACCAAATTCAAAACACTTGAAGGAGAATATGTTTCTCCTATAGAATGCGGAACGATCAAAGAGGCAAAAGAGTTTATAAAAAAATATGAAAATATTGACAATTTTCGTAT